TGTTATTGACCAGTAGCATTTATGTCATCCAAACGATTGACTGCCTCAACATATTTAACAAAGGTCTTAAATATCTGAGGTGTTTCCTTGATTTGTGCAAGACGTTGTAGTTCTGGTAGATACTGAGTTGTAATGGTAAAGCGACCAGTCTGAACAGGTTCTGGTGTGGTGCCAGGACCAACACTTAAACCTTCAGTAACTGGTTCATTAGGACGTTCAGTTGGAGCAAATAGCGGAGTAAGTTTATTCATTCCAGGAACTGCCGAGCCACCTTGTGGCTGTACTGGAACTGGTGGTACAACTGGAACCTGCGAAGTTGGAACTTGTCCTGGCTGGATAGGATTCATGTCAGTACGCTGTGAAAGACTTCCTGGACCAGAGACTGGCTTGGCTTCAGTGTTTGTACGCTGAGTGCGTGGTCCACCTCTTGGCATTACTGTCCTCTTTCAACTATCTGGGTTTTACCACCAGTATTAATATCAAACTTCTTAGCAATCTTCATTGCTTCTTGTAGTGTTGCGCCATGCGCAATAGCACCAAGTGCGTAAGCCGCACCAGTGCCTATTCCATAAACACCCGTGTTTGTTTCAAGCACAGCGTAGTTAGATGCGACATGAAAGACCCTACATTTCGGGAATAAATTTAGACACCATAAAGGTGTAGGCTTCTGAACTGTCATACTTCGGTGGTTGCCAGCCATATAGGATAACATCACAACAACGTGAGTTACCTGCACCAGCCATTACATATTCGCCAACTTCAACAATCTTCTTCATGCTTTTATGTTGATATGGTCGTTCTGTATCAGTTACTTGTGCATCTGCTGCAAAGGTGAAACCTTTGCTATCTCTGATGGCAATGATTGTAGTCATTATCCACCCAGTTGCGCTAGGATATCCTGAATAGTAGGTGCCCCAGGGGGTGCTGCGACAGGAGCACCACCCATAGTTTCGGGTGCCTGTGCTTCAACTGGAGTACCCTCGCCTGGGGCGGCTTGTGGACCAGCAGCCATCTGTTGTAGAAGGCTTTCAGGACTTTGCTCTACTGCTGCCTGTGCTGGTTGTTCTGGTTTTTTAAATACTTCCAGAACAGAATCTTCAACGCTCTTACCACTACGGCGATTGTCAATGGTCTGAGCAATCTTCATTACGATATCTGATGGGTCCTGACCTTGGGCAGCCATCTGTGGGATTGCCTGTGAGGTAGCACTCAATGCACCCATAAGTGCATTACGCATCTTCTCTATGTCAATGCGCTCAATTTCCTTGGATACGTTTACGTTCCATGGAAGTTCTTGCATTACAAATTCTTGTGAAATTAAGTTTGCCTGTAAAGCCTGAAGGCTAAAGATAAGGGCACGTGATGGGTCAAGCCCTGACATCAGACCATAGCGTACCTGCACGCTGTAATCTTCCTTGATGTCTTTTTCTGGACTGTACTTAAGAATGTAAGGGGCACCGTTGAAAGTCATTTGTGTTGACTTTTCGCCAGGGAATAACTTCTCGTCCATCTCCATGGCTAGTGCCATGACATCTTGCAATGTTTCTGCAAGGATTTGCTGACCAGCCTTGATTTGGGAATCAAAGCCACCAAGAAGTGCCTGAACACCAGAACCCGTAATTACGGATGCGTTGATATTTCCTGAGCGACCCTCTGGATAACGAGCACCCATACGCATTTCTTGTTCAAGAATCTGTTGTTCTTGGAATGCGCCCATTGGAATCTCTAGACCAACACGGCGAACACCCTGTGGGTTGGCAGTGCGCATGACTGCATCAGGACCAAATGCAAACTCTTGCATATCCTGTGGAACAACCATAGGTGCGTTAACTGATTTCTCAGCAGCATCCATGGCAAGAAGGCTAAAGCGAGCACGAGCAATCTGTGCCCAGATGACATCATCAAACTGACCACGTGGGTCTTCGGTGTCAATGCCTGGACGCTTGGCAATACGCACACTTATCTTACCTAGTGGGTTTTTAGCCTTGCGCAGGGGAAGGTTTCCTCGTTGTGGAAGAAACAGGATTACCTGGTCTTTGTCCTGAATGCGTGGCATACGAGCCTCAAAGTCAGGCTCTACAACAAACGGCAGGAAGGCATAGGTATTATACCAATCTGCGCCTGTATACATCTGGGTTTGTAACCCAGAAAATTCAACGTAGTTGTTGACAATCATGGAACGCAAGTTAGCGTTCTTCTTTGCCCTGTCAGATGTTACGTCAGGTGTCTGACAATTAAACGATGGCAGTGGAGCCAATACTTCAGCCAAGTCACGAGCAACAACGTCAACGAAGTTGGCAATCATTGGCTTAGACATGCCCTCAGGGAACATGTCAGGGTATACCGATACCATGTCACCACGGCGTACAGCAGTGATATCAGCCATGCGCTGGTCACGAACTGAGTATCGCTGGCGTAGGTAAAGTACCTTGTCAGCGACCTGTTCCATTGAGAGTGCCATGAATATCCTTAAAGATAAGTTGTAAATTGTTCCATTGCTAAATCGTCAAGATTAACAACTGCTTGCTGCGCCATCTGGCGCTGAGTAACAAAGCGACTTGTTGCGTGGTAGATTTGAGTTCCTGAGTGCTGAATCATTTCTTTTGCTTTAATCTCGCAGAACCACAGAGCCATCACAACGTCTGTAGGGTTACGAGTTCCAGGCTTCCAAGTAATCAACTGATTGATTAGAGCCTTGATACCCTCGTGGTACTGAGGGTCTGGTAGTTCAATGAGGTTATCTCGGTTGTGCTTGTTACTTGTCATAGTACCAAACAAGCCCTGCATAGCAGCCACACCGAAGTCAGTATCCCACTTATTTTTACCAGTGAAGTGGCTAGAGAACCTTACGCCCTTATTAGCCAGATACTGGCGGAACTCTTCGTCCACCTCGTACATCTTCTGGTGGGCGTTGATTTCAATACGCAGTTCTACTGGACGGTAGGTGTTAATCCAGTCTTCAATAATTGCACGAATCTTGCCAGGTGTTGGGTCTGACATATTGTAAGCATCTAGGACTAGGCGTTTACCAGACTGACGGTCTACAGCGTAGACAACTAGCGCAGTCTTTCCTGCCATAGCAGGGTCCATGCCAATTAGTGTGACCCATTGTCCGTCTCGTGGATGTCCAGGCGCTCCCATGCGGAGAGGACCAGGCTTACGCATACGGTTAACACAGGCGTTAACAATCGTTGGATTAAAAATTGCGTCATCGTCTATGTCCTGTTGTTGGTAAACTAAAGCCCATGTTGAGGCTGTTACCTCGCTACGTCTGGCAAAGAGGGCTGGTCCGTCCCATTTCTGGTAGTAACCATCCTCATCTGGCTGAGCATCGTCATCGCCGTCCCACGGACGGTCTGAACGCTCCCAGAGGGTAACCCACTTCTTAGGGTCATCGTGAATCTCAAGTGCGGCTGGCATAGCCAGGCGTGTAAACGGGCTGGCACCACCAGACCAGTGTTCTGGGTTTCTAAGTTCTCGGTATAAATCTACCGCTCCGATACGGGTACCAACAATAAGCAACTTGCCGTTTTTACCCAGACGGGTGATTACTTCCTTCTGAAGCCACTCTAACTGCTTCTCCCACTCGTGAGCGTTGGCAGTAGTGATAACGTCATCAAGGATGATGAGGTCTGCACGAGCACCGTAAATCTGACCACCAATACCAAGAGCCTGAAGCGTAGGGTCCTTTTCGGAGGAGTCACGGGCTTCCTGACCTAGGTAGACCGTATCGGTCTTCCAGGTGTCAGAGTCTTCTTTCCAACCACCAGCAGGTCCATAGACCTGTTGTAACTTGGCGTAGCGTGGATGGCTGAGTCGCTGCTTGATGGAGTAGACGAACTCACGGGCTTTATTTAAAGTCTTGGACACCACAATGATACGCACGTTAGAATCCATGGCAATACGGTAGGTGGAATAGCCTACGGTGATTACGGTGGATTTGGCGTGCTCAGGTGGCACATTAATTAAGATACGGTTCTTGTTGCCCTTTTCGTAGGACATGGCTGGATGGAGCCAACTAGGCTCCCTTCCCTCCAGAACGTCAATCCAGTCCTGCTGGTGAGGGAATACTTCGTTACCTAGGAACTCTTTGGAGAATGTGGCAAAGTCTATGTTCTTGCCGTTCTCGCTTCCCAGGGTGACCTTCATAAGGTCTGAACCCTTGGTGCGTGCTATCTCTAAGTCCTTGGCAAACACAGGGTCTGTGAGCCACTTCTTTAGAACATCGGGCTTGCGCCCTACCATGGAAATAGCGGCTCGCACCTCAATGCCAGTTTCTACGTGGGCTATAACCTTGGCTTTGTCTTCTCTAAGGCGTACCACATTATGGTGCTCTGCACCGCCCTTGGCTGCCATATGAAGTTATCCTGTCTAGTTACTTGCCTTTACGTCCTGAGTAGTTAAGTCCACCCTTGGACATTGCCTTACCTTGAGCCTTGACCTTACCCTTGATGCCAGTCTTGATGGCTACAGAAGGCTGACGGGCTGAGTTACTCTTTGTGGTTTTAAATCCGCTAGAAGTAACTTTCATTCCCTTTTCCATCATACCACTCTTAACACGTGCCTTGGCTCGTTGATTCGTGGTAGATGCCTGTGAGTTGGAAACTCGCAGTTCGCCCTTGGCTAGTTTGGCGGCGCTGCGCTTTGCATTACGAATATCTAACTTGTCACCTTTAGCCATTTGGCTCTCCTAAGTGGGTTAATTTAATTTAGCATCCACCGCTAAATCATGTCTAAATAAAATGATATAAAAAGAACCTATATAAGAGCGCCCAAAGGCGCTCACAATAACAGCCCCGAAAGGGCTGTTTGGTTATGTTAGGCAGCCACAAAAGGCTGCCATTGTATTGTGTGCGCCAAAGCGCACTTATGTTATTTTATCCTACATATATACTAACCCTGTTACAAAGGGACTGTAACGTTTCGTTATCAAATTGTTATAAACTATTTTTCAAAGTCCTTATTTCAATGGGTTTTTAGTTGTGTGCCTATTACCAAAATACTGCAAAAAATATTTAATGGGAGTCTATATAGATATTACATCCGCCGATTCTTCGGGGGTGGGTCAAACAGTTTTCCACAGGTTATCCACAGGTGTGGACAAGTTGTGGACGAAGTGTATCCAATCCCACCAGACGGGGAGGGGTAAAAATTCTTTATAACGATTTTATAAACATCGGCGTGTCGCATTGACAAACAAATGGAAACAAGTACGGGAGTGCGGAC